CAATCACCGGTAAAACATCAAAAATTGACTGCATGGATTTTGAAACATCCTGTGCAACGTCCAAAGATTGATCGCCTTCACCTCCGAAATCGGAAGTTGTGCCATTTACTGAAACCGTTGCAGTAGCATCAACAATTTCAATTCTTACTCTTGAATATAAGCGAATATCTTTGCTTACTGTAGCAGTTTTTTCACCGGCAACAGTCATTTTCTCGAATTTATAAAGCTGTTTCCAAGTGTCATTATCATAGGAAACATCAATAAAGAAGTTCACCTCGGGAGCTGAGCCGGGTGTGATGCTATCAATAGTCACGGTATAAGTAACAGCAGAGGCATTGTCATCGTGAGCAAGGGCATCAGAATAAAAATAATCAGCCCCACCACTCATTGCGGTAATTGTGAGGGCATCAGAGGCGTTTGTAGTGATAACAATGTTACCAGCTTCACCAGCGGCCGAAGCTGTATTTGTAATCAAAGCACCACCGGAAGCGGAAGCGATGCCAGCGAGCGCATCAATGGCCGCCGCAATGTTTGTTGCGGTAACTGTATTTGATGTTTCAGCGTCAAAACCTGTGCCTTGTGTCAAAGTTGTTGCACCTACCACGACCGTACCCTCAGCACGACCACCAGTTAAAGCGGAGCCGGATAAAGTAAGAGCGGCGATATTCAAATTATCCCAAGTTGCGGATAATGCAGCATTTCCAGCCGTACCAACAGCGGCCGCCTCAATACTTACAGTTGCAGCAAGAGCAGAGGAAACATAACCCGCCAATCCGTCAATAGCGGCGGCAATGTTTGTTGCTGTGGTGTTATTATTTGTTTGAGCGTTGAAATCTGTACCTTGCACAAGCACACTTGCGCCGATAGTGATTGTACCTTGCGGTCGTCCACCTAAAAGGTGAGTTTCGGGGATAGTAACGCCAGCGGTTGCATCCGTAGAAATCCCGATCAAGTTGGCATCACGGCTATATTCAACGGCTGTAATCGTAATTACAGCACCAACAGCGGCAACATTCGCAACGCCGTTTAATGCAGTGTCGAGAGCAGCAGCCAAGTTTGTGGCTGTAGTATCGTTATTTGTTTCAGCATCAAAATCAACGCCCTCAACTACGGTTTCATCTCCAACGATGAAACTTTTATCAGCCAGTGAAGCGAAAGCCGTAATTGTGATTGTACCAGTTGCTAAAACCCCAACCAATTCAGCGTAGTTTCCGACTACGATTGAGCCAGCACCTTTTGCGCCGATCAATTTTGTATAATCGACAACCTGAATCGTGCCGACGGCTATACGATCATCGTTATCTAAGGCCAAAGTCCAATTAATATCTCGCATAATAGTTGAGGTTTAAAAGAAATAATTTATTAAACCTTTGCAGATTCTTCACCTGCATCGGTCTTTTCTTCTTCGTTGGTTTCTGGTGCTCCATCTTCGCTAGGCTCACCAGCAGTTTCAGGGGCGTTTTCCTCGGGTGCAGATTCTTCACCTGCCGGAGCTTCATCAACTGGTTTTTCATCAGCCGGTGGCTCTACCTCTTTTTTCCCCTTGTCCTCTTTAGCTTTCTTTTTAGCCTCAGCCTTTGCCGCTTTTGCTTCCTCAGCTTTTACAGCTTCAACATCGGCCTTTTTAGATTCCTCATAAGCCAAATATTCGTCAACAGTTGCTTTGTCTAGGTCTTCGAGATTAACAACGACAAACCTTTTATACTTCCCGCAAACATGCTCAGCTCTTTTAATTTCCATTGCTCGAACCATGCCCGGCTCGAATGTTACTTTTTGAGAGCCTGAAAGTAAGCGTGCGTTGATTGTTTCTTCACCTGTCCATTGAACAAGCACTTTTTGATCTTTAAATTTCATGTTTAGGATTGTTAATTGATTCTTAGAGCCGCCCCCTACGAATAAGGGGCGGTATCTGAAAACCGATTATACGAGTGTTACATCGTAACCAACGGCACAAGTATTTGCGGCATCAAGAATCACGAAACCAAACTGTACTGTAGCTGTTACAGTAAAGCCGTAGCCTTGTATTCTTTCAACTTCAATCTTCATGTCGTTACCAAGCCCCCAACGAACAGCAGGAGCGTAAACCGCTACAAACTGGCCTTTAGTGTTATTGCTTGGAGTTGCTGAAACTTTACCGTCAGCCTCAGTCATAGGCACTAGATCATGGGAGATCAAATCAAGACCGAAAGGGCGCATAGTACCACCATCAACGGACGCATTGCGTGTATTGATAGCCAACTTTAGACCGTCATCAGTCATCATTGTTAGGTAAGTGCTAGGCTCAGCCGCAACAATAATTTCGCTCATTCTACCCTTGTAAGTAGCACCCATTTTGCCAAGCACGGAGATAATGTCATCACTATCGAAAGCGCCGACATCAACCTTGCTCGCTGTAGCATTGATTGCTGACTCACGGATGCCGTGGTCGATCAATAGTGAGTGGTAAGCCGCACTACCGAAAGTAGTTGCTGGCGCTTGATCGTCTGAGTTTACGTTTCCAGTTCCACCAGTTTCAGCATCGCCATTGATGATACAACCTTCAACAGTTGAAACATAGGCTTTAGCGGCCATTTCTACGATCTTATCGTAGAGCTGTTTGTCAGTTGAATGCTTAATCATTTCATCAGTCACGTTGAATTGAATAATGAAAGATTGCTGTGTGATTGTACCCTTTGCATCAGTCGGCGCAGTTGCAGAAATTGCAGGACGTGCGCTATCAGTCCACTCGGTTTTACCCTTCATGAATTGATTTGTGATGTTGTAAGGTACTGGATAACTTACAGGTAGGTTGTTACCTTCGTAACCGGCTGACAATCTTGAAAGAAGGTGGCCTCTTTGTGTTGTCATGTCTTTGATTGCTGACTCAATACCGCTGGCATCGTACCAGTTAGCGGCCGGAGTTACTGAGAAGTTTTCGTTTGCTTTCTGCTCAGCGACAAATTTAGCGTCTATGCCTTTGCCGAATTTCTGAGAAAACAAGATCATGTCTTGTATAGTTTTGCATTGTTCAATCTGCATAATGTTTGATTGTAAAAGAAATATTTAGTGCTTCGGATTTAAACCGCAGATGCTACGAAAGCATCCTTGAAGCCGGTTTTTTGGTCGCCCATTTCAGGCTCACCATCCACTTTTTCGCCATCGACTGCTTTAGACTCAGAAAATTGCTTGTGTTCAGAATACATGAGGGCTTTTTTTGCGGGTGTTTTTCCGATCTCAGCTTCAAGCTCAGCGATGCGGGCATCTTTTGCCTCGCCTTCGGATTGCAATGTACTGATAGTCTTAAACATTAAACCCACTTGCTCAGCCGTCAGATTCTTCGGGTCAATTTCCAGAGCCTTTTCACCTTCGACAGGCGCTTCGGCTTCGGGTGTTTCTGGTGTTTCCGCTACTGGCTCCTTATCATCGGCGGGTGTTTCATCGCCTTCGCCTTCGCCGCTTGTTTCATCGGCTGGACTTTCGACAGGTTTTTCAGGAGCTTCAACAGGTGTATTTTCAGGTGTAGTTTCTTGTGGTTTTTCCTCGGGTGTTTCTTCGTTTTCAGGTGCTTCAACTTCCGGTGTTTCCACCTCAGCCGCTTCATCCTCGCCGTCTTTTACCTCTAACAGATTTACCTTTTTGGATTTTTTCATATCTTCGGGGGTTAAATTTACGCCGTAAAGTTTAGCGGCTTCTTTATCAAAGAAATTTTTAACAGATTTTTCCAAAGTAAACAATGCGTCGGGGTTTGCCGGCACTGAAACAACGGAATTTTCAACCAGATCAAGCTCTTTAATAACACGTTTTATTGATGGGTCTAGCCAAATTCTTCGGCGATCATCTTCCATATTCGGGTCAAGCATGTTGCCTTCTTCATCCTGAAATTCAAGACGTGTAGGAATATATCCGATAGAAAAAGCCTTTAAAATTCCGGCCTGTATTTTCGGCTCAATTTCCGCATCGTGAATAATTGCCTCGATGTAAAGACCTTTAGAATCAATCGTCATCATTGTAGCCTTGCCGATTGGATGATGTGGGTTGTGCTGAAAAAGTACGATCGGATTTTTTCGGTAGTTGGATTTGATTGATTGCCTGAAAGCCTCGGGGTCTACAATGTCGTTATAGCGATCAACCGTAGAGGTTGAAGCATAGCCCTTGATGATCGTGCCGCTTTTTGATTCCTGAGCCTTTTTTGACATCGCATCTTTACGATTGATAGGCTCAAAGTGTGCTTGAAAATATTGTGGCTTAGTTTGCATATTGTTTTGTTTATTTAATTTCATAGAGGGTAGTACATCGACATCTTGGGTTTGATTCTCGTGGTGCGGTGTCGTCGCCTGACTCAAAATTTTCATCAAGTTTTATCCAACCCATCGCCTCGTTTGCTTCGCATTCTGGCGTCACCCGATCATCATTGACGGTAGCCCACTGCTTCATCACTTTATTGCCATCGTCTTGTAATATCTTCATCGGCGCCCAGTTACCATATTCGTAAGCTGTACCGACCTCGTTGACTGCTATCATTAAAGACCGACTCGGCGAAAAAGCAAATGAATTTTCAATTTGCAAAGCAAGCTCTTGAGGCGAAAGGCCATCTTTAGCGGCTTGGATGAGCAAAGGTTTTAAATTTT